CGATACCTGATTCAGTCTTTAAACGACTATTCATTCTAATAACACGTTCAACTTCTTGTAAATTTCTATTAAGTTGCGAAATAGCTTCTGCAATCTTTCTGTGTGGTGTCTTTGATGTGTCGTTCTTATATTCGTAATACTTGTTTTCGTTTAATTCCTTAGTGACAATTTCCATCTTGTCTGCTGGACGATTTGCTTCTTCTTCACCCTTTGGAGTTAACTTAAATCCTGTGGTTGCTGTGGCAATATGCTTAGAACGTGCTACACTCTTTGCCTTATTACCACGAAACGAATATGGAGTTAAGTATCCAGGAACATTTGCTGTCGTTGTCATTTCATCAAGTTTCTTCTTGATAATTTGTCGGACGCGTTCACGAATTTGTTGTGTCTTGTCCATAGATTAACTCTTTAAAGTGTCTAATGTCTTGGTAATTTCCAAGGCAATTAATAACGCGGTCATATGGTTTTCCTTGACCACTTGAACTGTTTTTAACTTTTCTAATTGTGAAACAACTTCCGACAACTTGATGGTAGTCACCTTGTTATCAATCTTAGCTATCTTCTTAGTGATTTCAGCAATCAATTCTTTTGCTAAATCTACGGCGTATGCTCGAAGAGCTGCTGAATTGGATACGTTATAGATATATTCACGAAGAAGGTTCTTTTGCTTATCACTAAGGTCTACGTACTTTTGATTGAACTTTTCCATCAAAATCTTGTAGGTCAATAAACGTAAATCTTCTTCTTGGTTCTTTACGGTTTCAAATAATGCAGTTTCCTTCTTAATTTCCTTGTTGACAATCTTACCACTTAAATGTTCAACAATAGTGAACTTAGCTTCAACCATACCTTGAATTTCGTTGAAGTCTTGGATTTCATTTACTGCACCATCGAACACCTTATATACAGAAGCATAAACTTTGTATGACGGAATACGGGCATTTAAAAATTCTTTTAAATCGTAGTTATTTTTAATTTCACGAATTAACTTGTATTTTTGTGTGTTTAATGCCACTTCATTTAACTTTTTACGTTGTGATATCAATACGTTGATAAGTTCAAATGCTTTAGTTTCACTGAGTTGTTGTGCATTGAAGAATGAACGATACAATATCAATTCTTTACCAAGTTCGGTTTTTGAATTGAAATATTCCTTCATTAGTTTGACCGCAGTATCATTACTACGATTTTCCAATGCGTCTGAAGTAATTTTACGGACTAATAGTTCAAAGAGTATGCCCGTATTCCGTATTTTGTTATGCTTGACGTTTGCTTTCATAAACATCCTATTTTGGTGACATTATACCGTCATATATTAAATATAACGAATATTAATAAGACTTTAGTTTTCTAAGTCTAAAATATTATTTTCATCTAATAGAGAACCCGTAGCTTCTTGGTTTTCCATCAAGACTTTCTTATTTGGTTTCTTTAAACTTGCCATCAACGCTTGAACTTCTTTGGTAAGAGCTAATGGAGACTTTCTCTTGTCGTTTCGTTGCTTACTAACCGTCAACGAACCCATATTTTCTTTATGTCCAAGTGGGTCACGACCTCGTGGATGACTGTCTTGACCATACTTCTGACCAACTTTTGGACGGCCCATCTTAGCTTCTTCTAATTCAGCTTCTTCTTCACCATATCCTTCCAATTCACTTTCTTCACCACCATCTTCTAATGAAGCTAAAATACTATCTACATCAGATACTTGTTGTTCCTCTTCTTCACTTGGTGGTACTTCGTCGGTTGCTGGCTGTTCTGTTGGTTGTTCACCTGGTTGTGCTGCTCCTTGTTGTGCACTACCTTGCTCTATTGCTGCTAATTCAGCCATACGTTTAACATCTTCTGCAATCTTTTTACGTTCCTCTGTAATTTCGTCATCAGATAATTCAAGAATATTATGATATATCCATTCTTGCGATAGCATCTTGCTACCAACGATAGATTCTGCTACACCAATCTTTTCTTTCCACAAGTTTAACTTTTCTTGTTCATAAACGATTGATGGATTTGTGAGTGATAATTCAAAGTCAATTAAATCTTCGTCGGTGAATCCTTGAACGTACAAATGGATGATTGCAATTTTGGTGAGTTCCGATACCATAATACGTTGAATACGTTCAATGGTACGTGCAAAACGAACATCTTGTGCTGCCAATGTTGCTTTACCACTTAAATCTTCTTCATATCCTAAGAATGCCTTCGGTACCTTGAATGCTGCCATTAACTTGTTGCGAAGGTATTCGATATCTTCGATTGCGTTGAATTGAAGTCCTGGGAGGTTCTGAATGTCTGTTCCAGAGTCTTTACCACGAACAGGAAGATAGAAATCTTCTGTAATATTTTGCATGTTATAACGAAGATTATAATCACCAGTTGCAGGATCTACTAATGGTGTTTTCTTCATTCTATCCATAATACGATTCATAAACGTATCGATTTCTGCTGGTGGAATATTACCGATATCAATTAAAATCTTACGCTTGTCTGCTGCTCTCATAATACGATGAATTAACATCGCATCTTCCATCAATTGCAATTGCTTCCACACACGACGACCACCTTCAATCATTGCCTTACCATATGGAAGGAAGTTGGTGTCTGAGAGAAGGCGGAAATGAGCGATTTCGTAATTATCAAATTCAGTCTTACCCAATGCTAAGAAATCATTTTCAATCTTAAATTTTACAGAGAATGGATTACCTGGGTCTTGTCCTTCGATACGGATAGTTTCATATACAGAAAGTGGTAATACGTTTACGATACCAAATTCTGGGTCGATGTCGAGGAATAAAAAGAAATCTCCATACTTCACCATGTTTCTGACCCAAGGCCACATATTAAACTCAACGTTTAATACATCATAGAATAAGTTATGTAAGATTTCTTGTATTTGTGTATTCTTAGAATGAATGGTAAGAAGATTACCAAACTCGTCTTTCGTGGTTGACTCGTCAGCATAGATATCCATCACCGATGAGATGATTGGGTCGTTATCCATCATATCATAATCACGGAAGAGTTGGAGGCGAGAACCTTGGAACGCTGCCGCTGCTTCATATCGTCCATGTGATGAACCATATCCACCCGTCATAGACGAATAGACGCGGTGGTATCTATCAATACCGCGTCTATTGATAAATGATTGAATGTTATCTGTGTCGGCTACTTTAAGTCTTTTTCCACCAACATTACGAACTACGGTGTTAGTAGAAAATAGTTTCTTTAGTCTGCCAAATATGCTGTTATCAGCCATAACCCCTCAACTTGTTAGTAGATATACAATTCGTCTATTGACTTGATAACCATTTCAACGATGTGTGTATCTAATCCCTTAGCTGGCTTCTTCAATAGACTATTTAGTGCTTCACGTAAATCACGAGCTGGCATCACTACTGTTGCCAATTCGGTCATATGCCATTCCGACATTGTGTTGTAGTTGTATGGTATTTCATTAACCTTGGTGATTCCTGCAAGTAATTCTGCGGTTAGTTTTGCCAACTTTTCTTCTTGTGCTGCTTTAAGAGTTGGTGCTAACTTTTCAAGTAATGCGACTAAACGCATTGAATTGATGCGGTTTTCCTTACCTGCTTCTGTGATTAAATCTGTGAGCTTAATCATGCTTTTTCTCCCTATCCAATGCTGTTCGCATTTTCTTAACATCTTGTGGTTTTGGTGCTGCGTTGATTGCCCCACCAGGTCCAACTAGTTGTTCATGCTTCTTTTCTACATTCTTTATTAATAACGAATAATACTTTGGGTTTTCTTTCAAGTGTGCTGCTGCGATTTTTGCCGTCTTGACCACGTTTCCGTTGGTCACATCTTGATGTTCTAATTCAACATTCATTCCTAAAAAGAATTCTGTTGGATTGAATTTATAACCCATTTTATCTAATATCTTGTCGGACTGTTCCCGTGAAATTTTCTTTTTCATATTACCAGGTACGACATGCCCAGTAACGAGCTTTTGTTCTTGGACCTGGATTATCACAGTTGTGTCTTGCACGGAACGACTTACGACGAGAAGGAATATTCTTTTTAATCTTCATTGTCTTTTCACCACGGCGTTTTGCCGAAGTTCCACCGTGACCGAAATTAACCTTCTTAATATTTCCACTCTTTGGGTCTTTGACGAACACCTTAAACTTCTTAACATCACCTCTCATAATCTTACCGAGAGCAACTTTACGACCACGATATTCTGCTTCACCAAGTTGATTTTCGTGTAATCCTTCAAGAACTTCTATAAGACATTCATTACAAAATTCACCTTCTGTTAATTCATCTTCGTCGTGACCTGGAACGTGTGTTTCCTCTACTGGAACACAGTTAGGAACCATTTTTCCGTTTAGTTCCTTCATGCCAACTTGCTTATATCCGTCCCAGCAATCTTCGCAAAGAATATCAGTTAATCTAATCATAGTTGCTCTCAAAGTCAAGAGTTTATTTCTTTTTAAAGGTAGAAACCATCGTTGGTTTTCCACCTGGATTTCCTGCTTTTCTCTTTCTAATTACAGCCGAACGTTTTTCACTTTTGCTCATTTTACCTGCGGAACGAGCGGGGCGACACTTTGGATATTTTGCACTACCACCCTTACGTTCTTTCTTACCTGCCGAAGCACCGCATGGTGGATGCTTTCCAGTCTTTGGGTCTTTTCTGGAAATATCCACCCATTTTTGCTTCAACCACTTACCCAATTCACCTTTTGGCTTATACTTCTCATCCAAAATTTCTTCGGTAAGTTCAACCAAAATATCTTGTAATTTCATTACTTTAAGAACTTTAACTTATAGATTGTTGAGTTGACCAATGCTGAGATTTCATCCACAATATTATTAAGTTCACTATCTTTTGGTAGTGATGTGCGAACACTATCAATATAGGTTGATAATCCGGTAAAATACTTTACTACTTCGTCACCTTCAAAATATTGCTTTTGTGGAGTATAACCACGGATAATACCATAACGACCTTGGAAGGTTTCTGCGTAGTCATCTACCAAACCTACTACTGCATCATAATATTCATTTAATGCTTTGTGAGCGGCATATGATGATGTTTGTAAATGAAAGATATGTGCTTGGTCACGACTATTGAATAGTGTAGACAAAAACTTTGCTACCGTTTCCATTACATTGCTCCAGCGTCTGGTGCCTTAGGTGCTTCGTATTCGTGGTAGTTGGTTGCAGCTTGTGAGATAAAGTTTTGAGCTTGGGAGATATGGTCTTGTATCCACGCTGGGATATCCTTTTCACCTTCACCCATCTTTGACTTTAATTCGGTTGCATTCTTGATGATATCGTCAAGTGCACTATGTGCCATAGATACTTCGTGGTCTTGACCATCTTCACCTTCCTTCTTCATTGCTTGACCGATAGCATCACGACGATTTTGTAAGTACTTGTCTGTTGAGTCCTTATCACCGTCATTGTCGATATCACCATCTTCCTTACCGACAGGATCTAATGTTTCTTTTACCGACCCAACTGGCTTATCACCGATACCCTTGATACCAGCTACCAATCCCATAAGTCTAATCATATTACTTCTCCAAAGTGTTTAGAGGGATTTTTGTCCCTTCTTTTGTGCCATTACATATCTTTTATATAAATCACGTTTTGCTTTTAACATCTTATCAGTTAAATCTACTTTTCCATCATTATTTACATCGGCATCCTCTTGTCCCATTGGGTCACGACGGAGATGTGTTTTCTTATATGATTCGGATTTTGTTTTTCTCCACCCACCACCCATACTCTTGTACTTTTTTGCTGCCCAAAGATTTGCATATGCCGATGGGTAAACCTTAAACTTTGCTCGTGCGGCTGCCTTTGCTCGTGCCCACTTTTCAGGACTGGTTGGACTATTTTTTTCTAATAATGCTACGATTTCTTCAGCTTTCTGTAGTCGTGGGTCTTTGAAATCACTTTCTGTTTCTTTGTATCCAAATCCAGGATATCCTTCTTCTTGTTCACCACAACCGCAATCTGCTTCGTGGAGACAATCGCAATCCTCAAAAATGTAGGTGTAATATTCTTTGTATTCCATATTACTTACCTTTACTTTTCTTACTATCTATTGCTTTATTTGTAGATGCTGCCCAAAGATATGATTTCCAATCATCACCGAACTTATCCTTAAAATATCGGACAGAACGCTTGTTTTTTAATAACTTCTTACCGATACCATCACGCTTCTTGACTTGGGACTTGTCCATTTTGCGTGGTGGTTCACGACGAGCCACAGTACGTTCTGCCAATTCCGCTTCCAATTCTTCACGGATAATTTCTAAAAGTTCATCTTTGGTCATATCTTATACCGGTTTTGATGTTGTTTTACCACCACGTTTACGCTTTCTACGTCCAGCGCAATGTGCTTTTTGGCTGAAACCCTTTGGATTACTACAATTTATGGACTTTTTATACTTCTTTGTCCACTTTTCTGTTAACAAAATATCAACTAATTTAATCATAGGTAAATCCAATAAAAACACTACATTATAAATAGTGTATTATCCTAGTAACCACCTAATATCTTCCTTTCCAGTTCCAACTTGCATCTCGTATGGATTTTGTGCTCTGTCTCTGTTTGTGTAGATGTGACCGACCACGTTATACTTGGCCTTGTCTAACGCCATCTTGGTCAGTTCTATACCTTCCTGACGTAATCTAAGGGCGGTATCACGAACCCACAGACCAATACACAATGCCATCGTCAAGTCATCATTATAACCTTGTAATGCTTCTGGTCTACCATTTTTCCAAATAAAAGTTTCTAACTCAGCGCACATACGTGCCGAACGAATAGTAAAACTATTTTCTAACATATATTCTTTTAATCTTGCGATGACCAACGGACGAGTGCGTTGCGATGTCGTGAACCCAGGAACCATTTGTCGTTCCTCTGCTCTGTATCGTCCCGTCATTTGGTGTTCCACATCCACGTATTGTAAATCTTTGGACATATAAAAGAGATTTTTATATCCACGGTCAATAATCTGTTGTACCGCGTTCCATCCTATACTACTATTTTCTGGGATAAGTAATGCGTCATTGTATTCTGTTGCGATAGACACCAACATATTACCAAACTGTTTAGTTTCTACCTTTCCCTTGTATTCTGCTACTTGGGTAGATGTTTCTACATCAATTACGTGGAATGCCGAATAGTCCTCACCATCTCCACGAGCAACGTCAGCGCACACAATATATGACCGACCAGGTTGTGCATATTCCCATACCCATAAGTTTCCATCGAATCCACCCTTGGTGACTGGTTCTTGGACAAATGATGCTTTGTAAAACTCGATGATTTCTGGTGGGACTACCGTATTACCAGAGAAGATGAACGAAGCATCGTGTTCTTGTGATGCTTGCATTTCACCCATCAGTTCCGTCTGGCGGTCGCGCCATGCTTGGTCACGTTCTGGATGAACTCTCCAATCCAATAATATAGGATTAAATCCGTTGGTCTTAGCTTCTGCTTGTTGCCACATCTTGTGGAAGAAGTTACCAACACCATTTGGGGTAGAAAGTAATATTGCTTTACCACCCGTTGATAAGGTAGACGATGCTGCGGTCCAGATGATGTCTGCGTCATCAATGAATGCAGCTTCGTCAAGGATGAGAAGAGACAATGCTTCAGAACGTCCAGCGTCTGGTGATGATGCAACTGCTTTAATCTGTGACCCGTTAGAAAACTGAAGTGATAACTTATTATCTGTGATGACTTCACCTCGTAACCACGTTGGAAGGTTTTGATGCATGAACTTAACTTTGGTAACTAAGTTCTTTGCGGTTTCTTGTTTAGTTGCGATAACAAGAATGTTTTTGTCTTTATGAAATAACATTAGCCACAAAGCATATCCTGCGACCAATGTAGAAATACCAATCTGACGGCCTTTGAGAACGATATTATAATCACTTTTCTCAAAGTCATATAAAGCGTTTTTCTGGTATTTGTATAAGTCAAACAACACCCGACCACGGATCGGGTGTTGAATGTATGAATATTTTGATAAGAAGTAATCTGGCTGTATTGCACACTTCTTATATTCTTCTTTAATACGTTCACGTAACTGCTGTGCTGTTGCGTTCATAATACCTCTACTTGATTACGAGAACTCCTGCTCCAAGACCCATTGCCAATCCAACTGCGAATGATGCCTTACGACTTGGGAGTTTAATACCAAACATACGATTTGGGTTCTTTGGTGCTGGTGGAATAAGGTTGATAACTGCTTGGAGACTATCTCCACGTATCAACGCCATACGTAATGCGTTGTCTTTACTTGATAATGCACTTTCTAATTCTTTTACTTGACCACCCTGCACATCAATTGTTTCCTTTTGCTTTGCAATAATTGAATCTTTGAGTGGTAATAATTGACGAGCTAATTCCAAAGTATCTAACATAGTTTCCTTCATTACTTCTGCTCGTTCTTCCATACTCAATGTTTCATCTCGTAAAGTATTTACTTGACGACTTAATACCTTTGCTCGACTTTCTGCTGCTCGTGACTCGTTATCAGCAACTACAATTTCTGCTTTTAAACTATCAGCTAGTTCGGTTGCAGCTTCTGCCTTAGCTTGAAATACTTTGTATTCCGCAATATACTTGTCCATTTCATCTTGACTATCGTTCTTGACGTACATCACTAATCCAAGGACGCCTACTGCTAATAACATCCACTTTGCAATAGGTGCGGTAATAGTAATAGTTTCCATAATCAATTTGAAAGTTCCAATTTTCTTTTCAAACTTTTTCATAAAATTATCCGTTTGATTGTTCTTGTAATTCGTAATACTTTATTATTTCTTCTTCACTCATTCCGGACTCGACCATCTCTAAATGCTTTTGTAACTTAGTAATTTCTTCCATCAAATCTTTTTTGACTGTATTAATGTCCATATCCCATTTTTCAATCATCAAGATTTTTTCGTTATCTGCGTGAATAAATTCTGGTTGTGAAAGATTTTCGTGATAACTTTGTAATTCTTGTATCTTATCTCGTATTGCAGCCATATGATTTTGACGACCTTTTTCAACTATAACGTCGTGCCACTTACCAGATTTTTTCAATTCCATTTCTTCTTTTAACATACATTCGTGGCAGTGACCTGCTTTCTTATATGCCTTCAAGTGATGACCATTGAGTGGAGTGCCACACTTTGGACACCACCACGGAGTTTTAAACCCGTCAAGTTTAGTGACTGTTTGGACAAGCCCATTCTTCTTTGTCCATTTTTTACCATCAACATCTTCCCACACTTCACCTTCTTGTCGTTCTACTTGTTGTGGTCGCCACCCAAATGTGAGTTTTTGTTCATGCTTGTTCATTACCTCACCAATTCGTTTTCTTACATCTGCTACTGCTTTTTCATCCATACGTGACATAGTAACCTCTTATGATTTAGCGAATTTGTCTGCTCGTTCTTTTGTACCAAAATATCTTACTTGATTTTTCTTATTTTTACCACCAAAGTTTCCACTTTCTGTTTCCCAACTTTCACCAGGTTTATAGAATGAAGGATCTGTTGGTGCTGGTTTTGCTGCTTTCTTTCTTGCACCTTTTTGTGGTTTTGTTGCTTTCTTTTTTACTCGTGGTTTTGCAGCTTTTTCACCACCGTGTTGTTGTGTAAGTGCCAATGCTTTTTCTGAGTCAGTGGTTGTTTTAACAATTTTCTTAAAGATGTCTGGGTCAAACTTACCATATATCATTGTAAATATTTCTTCTTTTGCTTTATCAGATATTTTTGGGTTACCCATCAATGCACGTACTTGTGTACCACTAATATTTTTACCTTGAAGTTGTAATTGCATTTCTGGTGCGACTATAAAATATCCCTTATCTTTAAATCCTTGTGTAGCTGTTTGACCGTAATATGGTGTAAAATATTTACCACCAGATAGACGTTCTGAGTCCTTTTCACTAACTGCCGTTACAACAACCGTATCGTCAGGCATATTACCTGTGATTTCAACTGGTGCGTATGGATTTTTTACTTGGACTATCATATCAGTTGGAATATCAAACATTCTTGATATTATTTCCTGCTTTTCTTTAAATCCAAATGGTGATTTAATTGGATCAGTCTTATCACTAGTTGCGATATAAACATTTTCTTTACCAAACTTCTCGACCAAAGCACGATAGATACTATAATGTCCTGCGTGGAATGGTTGAAAACGACCAGGGAAAATAGCGATAGTTCGTCTCTCACCAGTTGGTGTTGTTGTAGTTTGTGTAGTTACTTGTGGTTCTTCTGCTGATTTCTTTTTTGGTTCATCGACGACCTTAGCCTTACCACGTTGAAACTTCATCATACCAAGAATTTGATTGACTGGTGCGAAGGCTCCAGTAAATTTGTATGGCTTACCATTATAGATAAAGACCAATCCTTCACTTGGTACTACACGTTCAATACCAAGGTCATCCAATCTTTCAATTTGTTGTTGTAACATTGCCAACTGGTTTTCATCACCAGCTTCTTTAATCTTTTCTATAGCATCTCGAACTTCTTGTTTTAACTGTGCAGCCATTTCAGGGTTATTAGCCCCAAGCGTGTTGGTGACACGAAGTAGTGTGTCGGCACCAATACGTAAGAAAATACGTTCTATTGGACGAGTTGCAGCCTTTTGTTTAGCGGCTAATTGGGTCTTTTCGAACTCTCTAAATGCTTTTTTCTTTTCAGGATCTTCAATGTCTTTGACCCCAAATTTCTTTTCACCCATAGCCCAACGACGAATAAGACCTTCACGTTCTTCTGGTGTCCAGTCTATACCCATATTATCTATTTCTCTACTCCACCACGCAACCTTGTAATCTTCCAACGTAGAGTTATCATCAAGGTCATATTCTTCTTGAATACGTGCAATTTCTGCACCATATTGTTGTAAACGTTCTTTATTACGTACTGTGTCCGCATCATTAAATGTAATTGGTTGTGGACCAGACAACCCGAAGGTACGTTGTCTTTGGGCACTTACTGCTTGGAGTTGTTGGTCTAATATCTTTGCATCATCTACATTACGACCAACTTCTTCACCTGCTTCATCGTATTCAATAGTTCCGTGAAATACCAATACTGGTTTTCCATATGGTATAACATTTTTTGTATCTGGGAAGATGATTTCTACGTTCATAAACTTACTACCTTCACCAAACATTTGCTGTCTTTGTTCTTCTGGTAAAGCATCGATTGCTGCTTGGATATCTTCTGCAGTTTGGTTAAATGCCTTTTCTATATTTGGATTTGGATGTCCTCTAAACATACCACGGATACCTGCTACATCCAATGCATTTTGACCACGATTTTTTACGTGACCCTTATTGCGAGCAAATATTACACGACCATCACGAACACTAAACGTGATATTTTGTCCGTCGAGTTTTTCGGTAACTGGTCCCTCTGCGTCCAATCCACCGACCAAACCACGTTTAGCCATTTCCTTCAAGTCTCCAAAGGTCAAGCTATCATCTTCATATGGATGTGCTAAATGTCCTGCTGCACCACCTTCTACAATCAATTGCCACGGACGATTTGGAATATATCCTTGTAATAGTTCTGAAAGGTAGATTTGTTCTACACTTTCGTTCTTTTTGTCTCGTCCGTGGTCCTTACGTGCTAACTTCCAATTACCATTCTTTGCACCGTTTGGATGATGCACATCATGGTTCTTCATCTTTGACTTACCGTATTTCTTTACTGCTTTCTTACGGTCGCGGTTACGGGCAACACGGTCATCCTGAGTTTTTTTAAGGTACTTACGAACTTTTTCGGGGTGACGCTTGTTGTACCTACGCATCCGTTCCGTACTTGATAGTGCTTCTTTTTGTAAGAATTCATCATCTTGCTCCGGACCAAGTGAATAAGGAAATGCAAATGCGTTGTCTTTATTTTGTGGTTTAAGTTCATCCACACCACCAGTATCACCAGCTCCAGCATCACCACTATCGGTTGGTTCCGTTGGTGGTGTTGTTGGTTCTTCTTTAGGTTGTTCTCCAGTTTTTATTACACGAGGGTATAACGGATAGAAAAATCCATATCGTTTAATTTTTTCTTTTGCCTTTTTACGCTTCTTT